ATGCCCCTGCTGACACTTGAGCAGTGCCGCATGCACTGCCGTATCGACGGCGACTACGACGACGCCATTCTGGACGACCTGCTGGCCGCGGCGACCGACGCGGCGTCGGCCTACCTGCGGCGGGCGCTGTTTGCCGACCAGGCGGCACTGGATCTGGCGCTGGACCAGTTGCCGCAGGACATGGCGGCGGCGGTGACCGGGCATGAAGCCGCGGTCGCCGCCGCCAATGCCGAGACCAACGCGGCCAAGGCCAAGGCCATGCGTGACGTCGCTGATCGTCGCCTGGCCGTGGCCACTGAACGCAGCGCGCAGCTGCTGCAGGGCCTGCCGGCCAACGACAGCATCCGCGCTGCGGTGCGCCTGCTATTGGGCCATCTGTATGCGCATCGGGAAGCGGTGGTGGTTTCCACGCCCGCCTTGGATGTACCGGTCGGTGCTGCCGCCATCGCGATGGAGCTGCCGTTTGGCGTCGCCGCACTGCTCGATCCCTACCGACTGGCGGCGACCCCATGAACGCCGGTCACTTCAACCGTCGCATCCGCATCGAGCGCCAGGATGGGCGCGTCGATGCCTGGGGCCAACCTCTGGATGCGTGGGTGAGCGTTGCCGATCTGTGGGCGGCAATTCCTCTTGAACGTGCCGACACGGTGCAGCGGGTGAAGCTGGACAGCGGGCTGTACGCAGCGATCCGCCGCCAGCGCTTCCAGGTGCGCCTGGCGCCGGCGCAGCGAGCCGGCATTGGCATCGGAATGCGCATCGTGCACGACGGCCACACGTTCGATATTACCGGTGTGGTGCCCGATCTTGGCACGCGACACACCGCCGTGCTGTTCACCGAACAGCTGGCTGCAACCGCCTGAGCGAGGACACTGCGATGAGTTACGAACCGAAGTTGCAGCAACTGCTTGGCGGATTGCTGCAGGGGCGCCTGTACCCGGATGTTCCACCGGACCGAGTCACCTATCCCTGCGCGGTCTACCAGCAGGTGGGTGGGCAGGCGCTGTGGTTCAACGAAGGGTCCATCCCCGACCAGAAGCACGCTCGCGTGCAGCTGACCGTCTGGGCAGACACCCGTGCCCAGGCCAACACCCTGATCCGTGACATCGAAGATCAGGTCTGCGCGGGTCTGCCGAAGTCTGAATCCTTTGGCGCCGCGATTGCCGTGCATGAACCGGCACTCAGGAAGTACGGCGCACGGCTCGATTTCGGGCTGTGGTACGCCAACCCGTAGTTCCACTGCTCCACGTACCACCTGAAGCCCGGCACGCGCCGGGCTTCGTCTTTTTCAATCCACATGAGGAAATGCAACATGGCACTCAAGCTTCCCAAGGGCACCCAGTTCGGCTTCGCACCGGTCGTCTCCACCGCCATCGCCACGAGCGCGATCTCCAAGGCTGCGCCGGCACTGGCCAGCGTCGCCGCCAACAGCGTCGACACCGGCGATGTGGTGGTCATCGAGCTGCCGGGTTGGCCGGCCCTGAACAACCGCGCCACCCGCGCCGGTGCCGAAGCCACCGGCAGCGTTGAACTGCTGGGCATCGATACCACCGACAACGTGCTGTTCCCCGCCACCAGCGGTGCCGGCGTGCTGCGCAAGGCCGGTGCCTTCGTCGACCTGGACCAGCAGGGCGACCCGACCACCGCAGGTGGCGAGCAGCAGTACTGGAGCGGCACCCTGCTGGAGGACCCGACCGGTCGCCAGGTGCAGATGCCGACCTTCAAGAACGCCAAGACCATCACCCTGCCGCTGTTCTACGATCCGAAGAAGCCGTGGTACTCGGCCCTGAAGAACGTCGACGCCAAGGGCGAACCGGTGATCCTGCGCGCCAAGCTGGTCGGTGGCGACGTGCTGTACTGGTACGGTTACCTGAGCTACAACGGCGACCCGACGATGGCCGCCAACACCCCGATGGGCACCACCGCGACGTTCACCGCGCTGGCCGACTCCATCCTGGTCGAGGGCGCCTGATGTTCCAGGTAAAGGCGCCAGAGAGCTTCAAGAGCACCCTGACCATCATCGGTCATGGTCGCGAGCAGAAGCTCAACCTGACCTACCGGCACCTGCCGGTGGCCGACTATGCGCAGCTGCTGGAGCGCCTGGGCGATGACACGTTGAGCGTGGCACAGGCGATCCTGGACATCGTGGTGGATTGGGATGCCGACGTGCCGCTGGACACTGCCGGCGTCGAGCTGGCCCTGCAGCAGCAGGCCGGCCTGGATGGCGCCATCATCGGTGGCTACACCCAGGCCCTGCAGGTCGCACGCAAGGGAAACTGATCGAGGCGGTGGGGGCCCTGTACTGGCGGGCCCCCACCGAGTCCGAGCTGATGCAGCTTGGACTGAAGGCCAAGCATTTTCCGCCGCCACGGGTTGAGCTGTGGCCGGAGTGCGTGCTTCCCATCGAACTCTTTTCGCGGGTTGCCACCCAGTGGCGCGTCGGCGCAGGTGGCCCGATCGGGCTGGATTACAACGTGGTCTACCGGGAGCTGGAGCGCGAAGCGCTCGATGGCGACCAGTACGACGAGGTGATGGCGGCCATCCGCGTCATCGAACGCGCTGCCCTGGAGCAGATGCAGCAGGAATGAGCCGGCCATCGCGGCAACGCCGATGCCCGGTCCCGACTCCGCCGATGCGGAGCCGACTCTCCCGAGGAACACTCAATGAGCACTACATCGCCTGGCAGCACACGGGCCACCGTGGACGCCAGCAATGCACTGGAAACGGCCATGCAGGCAGCAAGGCGCAGCATGACCGAGATGACCGGCACCACACAGGAGTTCCAGCGGCAGCTGGAAAAGATCAATACGGTGCAGCAGGCATTCAACGCCGTGCTGACAACCAGCGCCTCGCTGGTCACCGCCCTGTCCACGCAACTGACTGCCTTGAACACGCAAATGCAGGCGGTGGCGAAGTCTGCTACGGCCGCAGCGGGCGGTGACGCCGGCAAGGCCGCGAAGACGGAGGAGAAGGCGGGAAAGGACGACATGGGCCTGGCGGGCATCCGCAAGGGTCTGGGCGGCGCGCTCGGCGACTATATCGGCAAGACCGAGAACACCGCCACGGCCGCCAAGAAGGCCTTCGGCAAGGCATTCACTGGCGCCGACGAGGCGCTGCGGAGCTTTGTGACCACCGGCAAGTCCAAGTACAAGGAGCTGGCCCAGTCCATCCTGTCCGACCTGAAGATGATTGCCGCACAGCAGACTCTGGTCTGGGGAGCGAGGAAGATCGCCGGCCTGATGGGGGTCGACCTGGCGCCCAAGGACGTTGCGACGGACGCGGCGGCAGCTGCAGCAGGCGTGGCAGCTCCCAAGGATGCCAAGGCCGGCGATGCCAAGGCAGGTGATACCAAGGGCGGCAAGGATGACAAGGACGCCAAGGGGTTTTCGGGGTTCCGCAAGGGTTTCGGCAGCGCGCTCGGCGAGTACATGGAAAAAACCGAGAACTCCGCCAAGACCACCCAGGATGCATTTTCCAAGGCATTCACCGGAGCCGAGGCCGCATTGCAGAGCTTCGTGAAGACGGGCAAGTCCAATTACAAGGAACTGGCCAAGTCGATCATCGCCGACCTCAAGATGATCGCCATCCAGCAGGCAATCGTCTGGGGCGTCAAAAAGATCACGGGCATGCTCGGTTATGGCACGGGGGTGGAGGCCAACGCCAAGGGCGGTGTCTACCAATCGCCGAGTCTGTCGGCCTACTCCGGCGGTATCTACAACACCCCACAGCTGTTCGCATTCGCCAAGGGCGCCGGCGTGTTCGGTGAAGCGGGGCCTGAAGCGATCATGCCGCTGCAGCGCGGGCCCGATGGCCGCCTGGGAGTGGCGGCACACGGTGCCGGCGGCGGTGGCGGGGTGGGAGTCAATATCCGCATCGACAACAACGGTGGCAAGGAAGTCACCAGCAACGAAAGCATGCTGCAGCAGTTCGGCAACGAGATCGGCCAGTTCGTGGAGCGAAAATACCGTGATCTGCAGATGCGTGACATGAAGGCTGGCGGCGTCCTCAGCAGGAGTGCAGCACGATGACCGACACCTTTACCTGGGCAGCAACCAGCCAGAGCACTGGCACCACCACTGCCACCGTCAAGCGCGCGCGCTTCGGCGATGGATACGCACAAGCCGCGCCGGATGGGCTCAATGCCCGCCTGCGCAGCTACCAACTGCAGTTCGTCGGTAATCGCAGCACGATCAACGAGATCGTTGCGTTCCTGGATGGCCATGTGGGCCAGAGTTTCTTCTGGCGGGGCCCGCTGGGCACCGGTCTGTATGGCTGCGACACCTATACCGACAGCCATCTGGGTGGATCGGTGTTCAGCATCACTGCGACGTTCGAACAGACGTATCAGCCGTAGGAGCGGACATGGATCTTCAGCAGATCGACCTGGACACCATCCAGCCCAACGGCAAGCGGGGCGAAACGCAGCGCCCCGCTTTCACCAAGATCAACCAGAATTTCAAGGAAGTGGCCTTGGCGGTGGATGCAGTACCCGAGGCAGTCGCACGTGCGGTCTCGGGAAGAAATCGCCTGATCAATGGCAATTTCGACTGCTGGCAGCGGGGTGCCAGCTTCAACACATCGGGAAGGTACACGGCCGATCGCTGGTTCCTTCAGATGCAGGGCATCGCCGATCCGGTATTCAGGCGGAACCCCACGGCTATGGGGGACAACAATTTTCCCCGGAGCAAGTACACGCTGTCCGTCAGCTCGAGTGGAAACACCGACGCAGAGAAGCATTTCTTCGTGTTCGAGCAACGTGTGGAGGACGTGCGAACCTTCGCCGATACCCCAAGCACGGTGTCCTTCCTGGTATTCAATGCAGGTGCGGGGGGGCGCAGGATCGCACTGGAGTTCGCGCAGACCTTCGGCGCAACGGGGAGCGCTCCGGTACTCGCCGTTGCACCTGAGATTTTCGAGCTCGCTCCTGGCCTGAACAGAATCCGCAAGACAGTGACGCTGCCCTCCATCTCGGGAAAAACACTATCTGATGAAGGTGCCGCCGTGATGTGCGTGTGGGTATCTGCGGGCACGCAGTTTGCCAACCGCACCGCCGGCCTTGGTGCGCAGCATGGCCAGGTCTACTTCGGAGAATTCCAGTGGGAGCGCGGCGCTACGGCCACGGCTTTCGAGTGGCGTCCGCTGGACGAAGAAGTGCAGCGTTGTCGGCGCTACTACCAGGCCGATGCCACGGGTTCCTACTTTGACGGCGGAGTTCGCTTCAACGCCGGTGTCGGCCTCATCCGTGGTGACAACAAGGTGTACCTGATCTATCCATTCAGCCAGCGGATGCGGACCATCCCCACGGTCGGATTCTCAAACCTGCCGCAGTGGCGACTCCTTACGGGATCGGGGGCGACGAGCCTGACGGCGCTCAACGCGGTCGAAGTGTCTTCGACGAGGATGACCATCATCGGGTCCTTGAACGAAGCCGCTGCCGGTCAGGCCGGGATCCTGCAGAGCGCAGACTCCGCCGACGCGGGTACCGGAATCATCCTGGACGCGGAAATCTGAGATCCGCGAGCACCGCTGCGGAATGCGCTGCTTGGTGCAATCCCCGAAAAGACAAGGAAACAGCAGAAATGTCACGACGAATCATCGACCTCGATTCCATTCAACCGAATGGAAAGCGGGGTGAAACACAGCGCCCGGCCTTCACCAAGATCAACGAGAACTTCGCAGAGGTCTACGATGCCCTGGCCGCGGTGGAAAAGCTTCCAGAGACGGTGGACCACGCGATCAGTGGGCGGTTGCCCGGGCGCAATCTCTTCATCAATGGCGGCCTGCAGTTCTGGCAGCGTCGCACTTCTGGACGTGTCGGCAGCGGCTCGGGAACACTGGGTGCAGAAACGCTCTTTGCTGATCGCTTCTCCAACTCCGCGTTGAGCTGCAGTCATGACATCCAGCGTGTACCGTACGAGGGACAGTTGGGCTATCCCGAAGACACCCGCGCCATCCTCGTGTGCACGGTATCCGGTGCAGTCGCCAACAGCGGCGCCTGGATGGGCCAGAGAATCGAAGGTGTGCGAAGCGCCAGCGGCGCCGTCACGATCTCGGTCTGGGCGAACAGCGACGTAGCCGGGCGCAAGGTGGGTGTGCGTGTCATCCAGGACTTTGGAACCGGTGGGACGCCTTCGCCTCAGGTTTCCACCGAGGCGGGCGTCCTCACGTTGAGCACTGGAGCGTCGCGTCAGTCACTCACCGTGACGTTGCCGAGTACGAAAGGGAAGAAGCTGGGAACCAACGGCAACGACCACATTTACGTGGTCTTCGATCTATGCGCCGGTGGATATGGCGGGGCGTTGGCAGGCCAGAATGGATCCTTCGGCTTTACCCAGTTCCAGGTCGAACCTGGGCTCAATGCAACGAACTTCGACTGGCGGCCGCCCGGCGTGGAGCTGGCCCTGTGCCAGCGCTACTACGAGAAGAGCTACAACCTGGATGTCCCGCCCAATACGCCGCACAACGAAGGACGCGAGGCATTCTCGTTGAACAACCCGGGGGTTGCCCACTACCAGAGCGTGCGCTTCCTGGTGGCAAAACGTGCGCACCCCTACGTGATGATCATTTCGGCTGATACCACCCAGCAGGATGGACACATCGCCGAGGACAACATCTCCCGTGTTCCCTGCGTAGTGAACTACGCCTCGCCATCCAGCTATGAAGTGAGTTGGTCGAACAACCCGGGCCGATGGGGCGGCTGGTGGCATTGGTGGGCCGACGCTGAGTTCTGATCCGTAGCGGTCTCTCACCAGAACAATAGGATCCCGACATGACAAGAAAGATTATCGACCTCGACACCATTCAGGCGAATGGTAAACGGGGTGAGACACAGCGCCCGGCTTTTACCAAGATCAACGAGAACTTCGCCGAGGTGTATGGCGCTTTGGGGAGCGTTGCAACCATCGTGGAGGACGTCGAACAACTGAAGACGGAGATCCAGGCAGAAGCAGACCAGGCAAAGGTGGAGGTGCAATCGGCCATCGCAGCACTTCCGTCCGCCGTCGACAACGCCATCCATGGGCGCATTCCCGGCAAGAACCGACTCATCAATGGCAACTTCGACTTCTGGACAAGAGGAACGCCAGTGATGCAGACCGGCTATGGCCCGGATCGATGGTTCGTTCAGATTGGATCGATGGTCGATGCTGGCCTTTTTGCAAACAACAACGTGCCGGGGGACGGTGTATTCGGCGATGCGCGTCTCTCGATGGGTGCCAATTCGACCGGCAACAGCGATGCGTTCGGGCACTACTTCGTGTTCGAACAGCGGGTTGAGAATGTCCGTACGTTCGCTGGTGTACTCAGCACTGTCTCCTTCACCGTCTACAACTCCGGAGCGGCCGGGAGGAAAATCGCAGTGGAGTTTCTGCAGAATTTCGGCACCGGCGGCTCTGAAACAGCCCTGGGACTGGACGCAGAGGTCTTCAGCCTGGATGTGGGTATCAACCGCATCAGCAAGACGACCACGCTACCGTCGGTCTCCGGTAAGACAGTGGCGAGCACGAATCACTATGCGGCAGTTGCCGTGTGGCTGTCATCCGGCAGCGGATTCGACGTCCGGAACGCTGCACTCGGGGCGCAGTCAGGGCAGTTGTTCTTCGGCCAGTTCCAATGGGAAGAGGGAGGTACCGCAACTGGCTATGACACCAGGCTTCTGTCCCATGAAGCAGCCCTGTGTGGCTGGTACGCGCAGCGCATCGACATCAATGCGGGAGATGCTTTCTCAGTATGTACGGCCCTGGGGCAGTTTGACTGCGTAGGCCAGTTGGCATTCCAACCGATGCGCAGCAAACCCTCGGCGCGGACCCTTGGCAACGGTGTGAACATGACCGGATTTGGCATCAACGGGGGCAACGCTCCCGGCTCGTCCTTCAACGTCATCCCGGTTTCAGTATCGAGCGCAGCGATTACGGCCGGGGTTGCAACGGGTGGCATGTCACCAAATGCATCGGGCTACGTCGCACCAAAGACCGGTGGGATCAGCATCATCTTCGAGGCGGAGATCTGACACCAAACACCGTTCATATTGGCCAAAGCGCCAGGGCCAGCCGCAGTGGCGGTCATTCAGAATCAGGAACACAGCAATGGCAATGAAAATCATCGACCTCGATACCATTCAAGCGAATGGTAAGCGAGGGGAAACGCAGCGCCCGGCGTTTACCAAGGTCAACGACAACTTCGCCGACGTCTACGCAGGCCTGGACGGCGTACAAGCCGCCGTGGACGGCCTGGAAAGCCGAATGGCAGGCCGCAACCGCCTTATCAACGGTGACTTCCGGGTCTGGCAAAGGGGTACGGCGTTTTCCGCATCTACCGGTGCCCGTCCTACCGCCGATCGCTGGCTGATGAACGCGCACGCGACCACTCTCTCTGCATCGCGCGACGACATTGCGGCAGGCGGTGGTGCGGCGGGAAGGCTGATTGCAGGTTCCCGTCACCTGCTGAAGCTCGTCGTCGAAAGTGTTGCCGGCGCCGACAGCATGGCACTGGTGCAGCAGCGCATCGAAGACGTGCGTACGTTCGCGGGAAAGCGGGTCACCGTCAGCTTCAAGGCGAGGGCCACGGTCGACAACTTCAAGGTGGGCCTGGAATTCCAGCAGTCGTTCGGCACCGGCGGCTCAACGGCAAGGGACAGCATCGGCGGCGGCGTCACGCTCGATACGATGTGGCGCTGGCACCAGTTGACCGTGGATGTGCCTGGCATCGCAGGGCAGACCCTGGGCGCCGACAGCTATCTACAGCTCAGCCTGTGGATGGACGCGGGCGCGAACTTCGCCGGTCGCGCGTTCGGGGCGGGACAGAAGAGTGGCGTGGTCTATCTGGCTGAAATGCAGGTCGAGGAGGGTGACACCGCGACCGATTTCGATCGCCGGCCCGAAGCGCTTGAACTGTTGCTGTGCCAGCGCTACTACGAAACAGTTGATGTGAACCGGATCCTGGGAATCACCTACACCGCCAACGGCGATTCGCGCGCCTGCATCCCGTTCAAGGTACGCAAGCGCGTGGCACCCAGGATCACCTCGCCCTCCACCGCGCTCAACCTGGTGGGCTTCGGCTCCGAAGGCAGTCTCATCAACTTCAACGGCGGCGATCCGGGCTGGCAGTCCACCGTGGACGCGGCCGTGTTGTCCTCGATGTCCAACAGCATGCAGCAGTACGGAGCGGTCGTGGTGTGGTCGACCACCTCCCAGGTCCTGGTGCACGCAGACGCGGAGCTCTGAGCCATGAGCACAATCACGACCGAAACCGGCCGCGTCAGCGGCTTCACCACCAATGCGTCACTGCGCCCCGGACACCGTGTGATCGTGCCCTGCGGTCAGCCGTCCCATCCCGTACCGCCTTATCCCGCCATCGCCCAGGAGCGCACCTCATGATCACCGCCGATGCCCAGCAACTCGAGCCGGGTGGCCGCATTACCGTCTTCGAACTGGACGCCAGCAGTTTCGGTGCCGACCAGCTGTTCTTCCACGCGCACCTGCAGAGCGGTGTGATCATCTGGCAGGGGCAGGAGTACGGCCCCTGGCCGATCGAAGCCAGCGGCTTTGAACGAACCAGCGACCAGCCGCCGAACCCGAAACTCCGGGTCAGCAACATCGATGGCCGCATCACCGCGATGTGCCTGCTGTTCGATGATCTGGTCGGCGCCCGTGTCATTCGCCGGCAGACGCTCGCCAAGTACCTGGATGCAGCCAACTTCGAAGAGGGCAATTCCAGCGCCGATCCGGCAGAACACTTCCCCGACGAGGTCTGGTTCATCGAGCGCAAGGTCGGTGAGGACAAGCAGACGGTGGAGTTCGAACTGACCACCGCCATCGACCTCAATGGTGAGCAGTTGCCTGGTCGGCAGATCATCGCCGGCATGTGTGGCTGGCTGGTGCGGGGTGGCTACCGCGGCCCTTACTGCGGCTACAACGGGCCGGCGGTTGCCGATGGCGACGACGTGGCCACCGATGACCCCGCCCGCGACCAGTGCGGGGGCCGTGTGCGCAGCTGCAAGATGCGTTTCGGCCAGGACAAACCCTTGCCCTACGGCGGCTTTCCCGCCGCTGGCCTGCTTCGTTCCTGATCCCGCTCTCCGACTTTCCACTTCAAGGCCCGCTCGCGCGGGCTTTTTTCATGGGTGAAACATGCAACCAACAACCCTGCAGGCCATCCAGGCACATGCCGTGGCCGAGTACCCGCGCGAGTGCTGCGGGCTGATCGTGGCCATCGAAGGCCACGAGCACTATCTGCCGTGCCGCAACCTCGCGGGCACACCCAGTGAACACTTCCGCCTGCCGGCCGAGGACTATGCCGTGGCCGAAGACAAGGGCGAGGTGCTGGCTCTGGTGCACAGCCATCCGGACGCAGCTGCCACACCGTCGGACGCGGATCGGGTGATGTGCGAGCACAGTGGCCTGACCTGGCACATCGTCAGCGTCGGTCAGGTGGATGGCGAGGCACCCGAATGCGGTGACCTGCAGACCATCCAGCCGAATGGCTATGTTGCGCCGCTGGTCGGCCGCCAGTTCGCCCACGGCGTGCTGGACTGCTACAGCCTGGTGCGCGACTTCCACGCGCGCGAACTGGGCATTTCCTTGTCCGACTACACCCGCGACGACGACTGGTGGGACAAGGGCCAGGACCTGTACAGCCTTGAACGACTGCATGCGGAAGGCTTCGACCTGATCGAAGGAGAACCGCGGCGTGGCGACATGATCCTGATGCAGATCCGCTCGCCGGTGACCAATCACGCCGGCGTCTACCTGGGCGACGGGCAGATGCTGCATCACCTGCACGGTCGTCTTTCCGAAACCGTGCCCTACGGCGGCATGTGGGCCGAGCGCACCCGTTGCATCGTCCGCCATCGCGAGGTGCGCCATGACTGACCGTCTTCGTACCATCCGCCTGTACGGCAAGCTGGGCGCGCGCTTCGGGCGCAAGTTCCGGCTGGCGGTGAACAGCCCGGCCGAGGCCGTGCATGCCCTATGCGTGATGCTGCCTGGCTTTCAGCAGTACCTGATGGGTGCAAAGGCCAAGGGCATGGAGTTTGCCGTGTTCAACGGTAAACAAAATCTCTCCCGGGAGCAGTTGCACGACCCGCCGGGGCAGGATGACATCCGTATTGCGCCTGTCATGGTGGGCAGCAAGCGAGGAGGCATATTGCAGACCGTCATTGGAGTGGTCCTGATCGTCGTTGGCAATGTCATTACCGGACTGTCGTATGGCTGGGCGGCCCCCGTCGGAGGCGCGTTGGTCAACATCGGTTGGGGCATGGTCTTCGGCGGTGTCGCCCAAATGCTCACCCCACAACCAAAAGGTATGGGCGCCAAAGACTCCCCCGACAACGCTCCCAGCTACAGCATGAACGGCACCGTCAACACCCAGGCGCAAGGCAATCCTGTCCCGGTGGCCTACGGCGGCCATGACAAGAAAGGCATGTTCATCGGCTCGGCCGTGATCAGCGGCGGCATCCTGGCGGAGGACCAGTTTTGAACCAGATCATTCATTCCGCACAGCGTGAGCGCAGTGCACCCATACCCACATTGGTGGGTGCAAAGAAGGGCGCCAGCAATGCACGCACGCCGGTGGAAACGCCGGACAGCCTGCACTCGATGGCAGTGGCCCGCATCATCGACCTGGCCAGTGAAGGCGAGATCCGCGGGCTGGTAGCGGGCAAGCAGTCGATCTACCTGGACCAGGTGCCGATCGAGAACCCGGACGGCACGCTGAACTTCTCCGGCGTGGACGTGCAGACGCGTTCCGGTACCCAGGACCAGGAGCACATCAGCGGCTTCCCCTCGATCGAGAACGAAGTCGGCGTCAACGTCGAACTGCGCAGCGATGCGCCCGTGGTACGCACCGTGTCCGGTGCCGATCTGTCGGCGGTGCGCATCCGCTTTGCGGTGCCCGCGCTGCAGAAGACCAACACCGAAAACGGTGATACCGAGGGCTATCGCATCATGTATGCGGTGGACCTGTCCACCGACGGCGGCCCGTTCAGCACCGTGCTGAACGACGCTTTCAGTGGCAAGACCACCAGCCAGTACGAACGCAGCCGCCGCATCGATCTTCCGGCAGGCAGCCAGTGGCAGGTGCGCATCCGACGGCTGACCGCGAACGCCAACAGCAGCACCATCGCCGATACCGTCAACGTGCTGTCGATGACCGAGATCATCGATGCCAAGCTGCGCTATCCCAACTGCGCGCTGGCGGCGGTGCAGGTCGATGCCAGCCAGTTCCAGAACATTCCCACGCGCTCGTATCAGCTGTGGGGGCGCATCGTACGCATTCCGTCCAACTATGACCCGCTCACCCGCGTCTACAGCGGTGTGTGGGATGGCACCTTCAAGAGCGGCTGGACCAACAATCCGGCGTGGGTCTTCTTCGACATCGTCACCAACGATCGCTTCGGCCTGGGTCATCGCATCCCGCTGGACTGGGTGGACAAGTGGCGCCTCTACCAGATCGCCCGCTACTGCGACGAACTGGTCAGCGATGGCCAGGGCGGCAGGGAGCCGCGATTCACCTGCAGTCTGTACCTGCAGACCCGCGCTGAGGCATACAGGGTGCTGCAGGACATCGCCACCATGTTCCGTGGCATCAGCTTCTATGCAGCCGGCCAGGTCATGGCTTCGGCCGACATGCCCAAGGACCCGCTGCTGACCTACAGCCAGGCCAATGTCATCGAGGGCCGCTTCCACTATGCGGGCAGCAGCCGCACGGCGCGGCACACCGTCGCTCTGGTGTCCTGGATCGATCCGGATGATTTCGGCCGGCAGAAGGTCGAAGTGGTGCAGCACCTGCCGGGGGTCGCCCGCTATGGCATCAACCAGACCGAAGTGACGGCGGTGGGTTGCCATTCGCGTTCGCAGGCGCAGCGCGTGGGCAACCACATCCTGCACACCGAGATGCTGGAAACCGAGACGATCAGCTTCTCGGTGGGGCTGGATGCCCTGGGTTGCATGCCCGGCGACATCATCCAGGTGGCCGACCCGAACCGCGCCGGTCGCCGCAATGCAGGGCGCATCCGCAGCGCGGGTGCGCGCACCTTGGTGCTGGACCAGCCGCCGGAGAAGATTGAAGCCGGTGATACCCTGCGTGCGACGCTGCCCAATGGGCATTCCGAAGCACGTACCGTGCAGTCGGTTGATGGCGAGACGGTCACCGTCACCGCGCCGTGGTCGGCAGTACCGGTCGCGCAGTCGGTCTGGGCACTGGAGTCGCCGGAGCTGGCGCTGCAGCAGTACCGCGTGCTGTCGATCAGTGAAGGCGAAGAGCTGACCTACCAGATCACCGCGCTCAAGCATGTGCCGGGCAAGTACGCCGCCATCGACGATGGCACGCGCTTGGAGCAGCCGCCGATCAGCATCGTGCCACCCAGTGTGCAGCCGCCGCCAGCGAACGTGCGGATGGCCTCGCATGTGGTCGTCGACCAGGGTATCGCCACTTCCGTACTCACCATCGAGTGGGACGCGGCGGACAAGGCGATTGCCTATGACGTGGAATGGCGTCGTGGTGATCTCAACTGGGTCCGTGCCGGCCGCGTGGGTACGCAGAGCCTGGAAGTGCGCGGCATCTACGCCGGCCAGTACCTGGCCCGGGTTCGTGCAGTCAATGCGCTGGGAGCGGTGTCGCAGCCGATGGTCAGCGCGCTGACGACGATTGAGGGCAAGACCACGCCACCGCCGTCGCTCTCATCGTTGACCAGCACCAGTCGCCCCTTCGGCATCGCACTGTCCTGGGGCTTCCCCGAAGGGGCAACCGACACCGAGCGTACCGAACTCTGGTACAGCACCGGTCCCAATCGTGAGAGCGCGATCAAGCTCGGTGACTTCGCCTATCCGCAGGCCCAGCACCAGATGAACGGCCTGGCAGCGGGCGCGCGTTTCTGGTTCTGGGGAAGGCTGGTGGATCGCAGCGGCAACATCGGCCCTTGGTATCCCCTTGATGTCGGGGTGATCGGCGAATCGAGCAGCAACCCAGACGACTACGACAGTTACTTTGCTGGCCGCATCAACGAAAGCGCGTTGGGTCAGCAACTGAGGGGCAAGATCGAGCGCCTCACCGGGGTGCTGCCGCTGGTCTGGGACGCGGCGGCGACCTACGCCCCAGGCGAGTCCGTCATCCACGACGGTCGGATCTGGAGCTGGCAGGGCAGCGCCGCAGGCAACGAAACGCCACCGGGCAGCCACTGGAAGGACATCGGCGACGCTGTTGCTGAAGCGGGTGCCATTGTTGGTCGTGTCGATCAGCTTGAGATGGACGTCACCGACGTGGATGGCAAGGTGGCCGCGCAGGGGCAGAAGGTCGACGGATTGTTCGCCCAGGTCAGTGACCACAGCGCGGGCGAGGAGGACTACAACGTCGGTGAGAACGACGTTACTGCTGGCGCCATCACCGTCTACAGCGTTATGGCCGAGAAGGACGCGGCATTGGCCAAGCGGGTGGATACGGTCGAGGCATCCATCGATGGTGTGCCTGGCAAGATTGAAGGTGTCAGCGCGGCCGTGCAGCAGGTCTCGCAGGCGGTGGTGAACCTGGATGGCAAGGTCAGCGCGACCTATACGGTCAAGGCGCAGATCACCAGCGCTGGGCAGATCTACATGGCCGGCATGGGCCTGGGCGTCGAGCAGCAGCCCGATGGCAGTTACCAGAGCCAGATCCTGATGCAGGCCGATCGGTTCGCCCTCATCAATGAAAGGAACGGGCAGATCACCACGCCTTTCGTGGTCGAGAACGGACAGACCTTCATCAGCCAGGCATTGATCGGCAACGGCAGGATCCAGAACGCGATGATCGGCGATTTCATCCAGTCCAACGCAGTGGGTGCCCGAGGGCAGCCCCGCTGGCGGTTGGACAAGAGCGGTGCGATGACCATGACCGGCCCCGACAACGGCGGCTATCTGACCATCGTCAACAACGTGATCCAGGTATTTGATGCAGCCGGAACGCTGCGCGTACAGATGGGGGTGTGGTGATGCCTGCAGGAATTCAAGTATTCAATGCCGACGGCAGCCTGGGTTACGACCCTCGGGGCAGGCTGTTCCGCGTCCTTGCGCGTATCCAATATAGCGTGGTCGATGGCAGTGCCGCATTTTCCCGCCAACCGGAGGATACGGATCTGACGCCGGTAGCACTCGGCTGGTATGCCCCGGACTTCAGCATCGACATTGCTGCCGGCACCATCAGCTGGCGACACGTCAATGTTCCTCTCAATCGCCGCTACGGTGGCACTGTCGAAATATGGACGCGCTGACATGACCGCAGGAATCAAGATCATCAATGACTGGGGTACGGTGTTGGTCGACGACACTTTTCCCACGCTTGCCATGCTCGCCCAGGGAACCACTACGCTGGATAGTGAGGGCAGCCGGTACATTGGCAATCATTCAGGCACCGTCGCGGTGCGATCGACGTCAGTTGTGGGCTATCAGTATTTCAACGAGATTGATGGCTATCCCCGAGGGCTTTTCCTGTTCGGTCCGCCTGGAGCGGTTGTGGAGTGGTATGTCTACGCACCGCCACAGGAGCCACCGAGCAACTTCGGATTGATCATTCGCGACGGTACAGGGCGGTTGACGTTCGATGCGGGCAGGAAGGCTGCACGCGTTGCCGGGTTGCGTTCGTCTTCGAGCCGGCCCGGCTGGCAGGGCACCGCCGGATTCGATCCGGGGCGAGCCTGGGCAGTGATGCCGCTGATCTATGCGTTCGATTCGGTCAATACGTTCCGGCGCTGGGGTGATCCGCAGGAGTACCTGCAATACGAGGATGTGAGCATCTCGGGAGGCGCGGTAAATGGTGGCACCATAACCTTCGGGATGACGCAGAAGAGCCGGCGTACCTATGGCCCCTACTACGGCAGTCCCTTGCCAGCTGGATTCACCTATGCCTCGAACAACGCGGCTCTTGCCGTGATCGACGTGACGGGCTATTAGCGCAGCGGGCAGCGGTTTCCTTGGCCGCGCAGCCGGGCGGCCATTTGAGCCCCCCGGCCCCTTCCCGTAGACTGCGCCCCTTCCACGCTCCCCGACGACGCACTGCAGTGATCACGCCACCCTGACCCTTGCCGCCCCTCGGCAGCCGGCCCAACCGGCTCAGGAACCCGCGTCTTTCACTGCAGCGCCACGTGGCCCAGCCCACGTGTGCGCGGAGTTTTCCC